AAACCAGTTCTTCAGCTTTTCCGTCAACTGGAGAAATAAGAATTGGAACAGAAGATATAAGTTTTACAGCCAATAACACAACAACCAATACTTTAAGTGGGGGTGCTAGAGAAGTTAATGGTACAACCAAAGCATCACATAGTGGAGGAGATACAGTTACAAACATTTCAAGCTACGTTGCTTGGGGTGACCCATCTTCTGCTGACTTTACAATTGATCCTGGTTTATGGGTATTAGATAACTACGGAACAAAATTAATTGCACTTATTTATAATGGTAAATGTTTTGAATGGGATGCAGCAGCGGCTGCGGCGGTAAATAATAGAGCTACCGTATTAGCAAATGCACCTACCGCATCGCGTCATGTATTAGTATCTACACCCGATAGACACTTAGTATTTTTTGGAACAGAAACAACTATTGGTACATCTTCAACTCAAGATGATATGTACATTAGATTCTCTTCTCAAGAGAGTATTAACGCAACAGATTCTTATACAGTTAAAGCAAATAACACCGCAGGTACACAAAGACTTGCAGATGGTTCTAAAATTATGGGAGCTATCAAAGGTAGGGATGCCATTTATGTATGGACAGATACGGCATTATTTCTAATGAAGTTCGTAGGTCAACCATTTACTTTCTCATTCGAACAGGTAGGAACTAACTGTGGATTATTAGGAAAGAATGCTAACATTGAAGTAGATGGTACCGCTTATTGGATGTCTGAAAATGGATTCTTTGCATACGATGGTCAATTAAAATCAGTACCTTGTTTAGTAGAAGATACGGTTTATGATGACATTAACACAACAGCCAGAGACCTTGTAAACTGTGGATTAAACAATCTTTTTGGAGAGATAAGCTGGTTTTATTGCACAAACGCTTCTGATGCAGTCAACAGAGTGGTTACTTATAACTATTTAGACTCTACTCTTAAAAGACCTATATGGACAACAGGAACTTTACCAAGAGCAGCGTGGCAAGATTCAGCTGTTTTTGCTAAACCACATGCTACATATTATAACCCTTCCGATAATGCTTCTTATGATGTTACTGGTAATACGGATGGAAGTACTATATACTATAAACAGGAAACAGGGACCGATCAAGTTAATGCTGGTGGAACAGTAACGGCGGTAATTGGTACCATAACTTCAGGTGATTTTGATATTACTCAGAAATCAGCTAGAGGTGGTGGACAGATTGTTGGTATGCCGGACCTTAGAGGAGACGGAGAATTTATAATGAGAATAAGTAGATTTATACCAGACTTTATTTCACAAACAGGTAATACTAAAATTAGTTTTACAACTAGAGACTACCCTCACAGCACACCTACTACAACAAATTATACAATTGATAATACTACTACTAAAAAAGATACAAGATTAAGAGCGCGGTCAATTGCAATGACGGTTGCTAATATAACTAGCAATGAAGACTGGAAACTAGGTACATTTAGATTAGATATACATCCAGGAGGAAGAAGGTAATGGCTTTAACAGACGCACAACTTCGCGCATTTGTCCCTCGAACTAATTTTTTAATGGATAAATCTTACTTGCCACAGGTAGAAGGAGAAGAAGAAAAAGTAACAACCTCATATGGAATACCTAACACTACTGCATTTATTAATAGCGGTGGTGGAGGAGGTGCTCTTCAAGCAGGTAATATAAATTTTGATGATTTTAATCGAATAACTACTGAGAATTATATGAGAAAACAACCTACTCCTTTTGTTGATGCAACTTATAATCAAAAAATACAGGATAGATTTTTTGGGATGCCAACTTGGGAACAGGGTGTTAACCCGGTAGACGCAGGAGAATATCTTGCAGCGGGCCAAGATATTCCTTTAGACCTTACAGGCGCAGGTAAAATGAAACAGGGTTGGCAAAACACGAGAGAAGGAATTGCTGCTATGATGGGAAAACTACCATCAATGACAAATCTTTTAAATCAATTTGGTATTCAAAACTTTAGTTCATTATCTCCTTTGGATCAAGCATTTATAGAACAAAGTACTGGGTATGAAGGTCCTACTGTATTTGGTAAAAATATTGGTGGTCAAGATCCATTTGGAATGAATATTGAAAGTGCATTTGGAAATTATGCTCAAGGGGTAAGGGACGATCTTACTACATTAAATGAACATTTTGCAAGTAAGACTTTAGCAGATGATGGTGCAGAATGGGATGAGGAACAAGGAATGTTTGTAGGTCCTAAAGCAGATTATTGGAACCAGCTAAATAAAATGAATATTTCAAGATGGGATTTTAGAACTAAACAAATTGAAAAACAAAAACAAAACGAACAAAAATATCAACAAAGAAAAGCAGACGTTGCTAGAGTTCAACACAAAGTAGATGAGAAAGAAAACATACTAAATGAACTTGCATCTGAAAAAGATGTTACCAACGCTAGTGGAAATGTTATAGCTTCTACAGTTAATCCTAATGTTGATTCAAGTTATCATGGCGGTAATCCTAATCCACATACAGATACAGGGTGGAGTGGTTCTAAGCAGGGAGGAACTTCTTATTCACGACCAGGAACGGAAGACGCACCTCCTGGCGCACATCACTGGGCAGATGGCGGAAGAGTAGGTTTAAGATATGGAGGACTATTAAGTATATTATAATGGCAAAGATCGTACAATCATTAACTAGAGCTGAAGAAGAATATAGTAGAGCTAATCTACAATCATTGGTCAGGGACCTTGATGGTGTAATAACAAAATTAAACTCTTCATTTCAAGATGAAGTTAAACAAGAGATAGAAGCTAAAAGTTTCTTTCTAGATTCATAATGGCAGTAGTAAACGAATATAAATTTTATGGTAAAACAGTAACAGCTGCTGAAAGTAATAATCTTTTAGAGCCAGGAGATAATGAAACTATTATTGTTAAGTCTTTACATGTTACTAATAAATCAGGATCTAATACTCCTACTATAACTATTACTAATAATGCTTTTGAAGTTATACATACTCAAACATTAGCCACTTCTGCTAGTGTAGAAATACTAACAAATCCAATGGTAGTAGAAGGAGGCAAAGTATTAGCTGCTACTACAGCAGGAACTGTAAGTGATGGAGTAGTTATTACCATCAGTTATTTAAACATTAAAAAGGAAAAAACAGATTAATGGAAATAAAGAATGCAACAGTTGAATTAACCTACAGACACAAGGAAACTGGCGAGCTTTTTCAGGAAAGAAAAGACTGGGAAACTAAGGGTTACAAAAACGAGGACATGGCACAGGACGTAAAGGTTATCATGCCGCCCCTTGATTTAATGAGTAAAACAAAGTAAAGTAGGAGATTAAGGTAAAAATATGGCAATTTCTAGAATGCAAGAACCCAGACAACTCTACGGATTAGGAAGCTTAGTTAAGAAAGCTGTACGTGGTGTTAAGAAAATTGTTAAAAGTCCTATAGGTAAGGCTGCTTTATTAGGTGGCTTAGGTATGTATGCAGGAGGACTTGGTCCTTTTGGCGCTAAAGGAATGTTTTCTGGTGCAAAAGGTGCAGGCTTTCTTAGAAATATGATGGCTGCGAGATCAATTCCTGGAGTTCCAGACTTTGTTACAGGAAAAGGAGGTGTAACTGGTGGTGGCTTGTGGTCAAGAGTATTAGGTGGAGCAAACAAACTTTTAAACCCGTGGCAAAGTGGACAGTTCAGCGGTAAACATGCATTCGGATTAGCAAGTGCAGCAGCATTAGCAGCACCATTTTTAATGAAAGGTGATGAAGAAGAAGAAGTTGATGAAGAATCATGGACACAAATTCCTTCAAGTATTGCCGACATAAGAAATCAGGCAAGAGCACATTACACTAACCCTAGCGCAAGTACTTTATCTTTTATGCCAGGCAAACAATTTATAAATAAAAATTTTTATGCAGCTGATGGTGGAAGAGCAGGATTAATGAATGGCGGAGAGCCAGGTCAAGAACAAATAGAACAAATGCTTATGGCAGAGTTTGTAAAATATAAAAACCAAGGTGGAAAATTATCTTTTGAACAATTCGTCCAAGCAATCATGCAACAGCAACAAGAAGGTCAAGGCATGGAGCAACCACAAGAAGTTATGATGGCTGCTAACGGTGGAAGAATAGGTTTTAGTATTGGTGGAGATTACGACTTTATGGAACTTGTAGCAGAATTAAGAGAGGCAGGTTTTTCTCAACAAGAAGCAATTGATGAAGCTAAGAAAAGATTAGGTATGATGGCTCAAGGCGGAAGAATAGGTGCGTATGCAGGTGGTCTTATGAGTGAAGATGAAGATGAGTATGCTTACAATCCTCAAGCAGCTATGCGTATGTACAAAAGACAAGGAAAACAAGAAGGTGGGATCATGGAAACAGAGGAAGCTTCTGAAATGATTGACCTAGGCGGCAAAGAAAAAGATTATAGAGAGACTGGTGGCTTCGTAGATTTAGGTGGAAAAGAGCGAGCAGATGATGTACCAGCTAGATTAAGCAAAAATGAATTTGTTTTTACAGCTGATGCAGTTAGAAATGCAGGCGGTGGAGACATAGACAAAGGCTCTGAAGTTATGCAAAATTTAATGGATAACTTAGAAGCTGGAGGAGAAGTTTCAGAAGACTCACAAGGTCTAGAAGGAGCACAAGCAATGTATGATCAACAACAAATGTTACAATCGA